GGATGTTGCCACTGGTTGGTGTGGCGGGCTTGCTGTAAGCGATACCAGCACTAGCGTTGATGTCAGCATTAACAATGGAAGCATTGCCGCTGACGATTACGTTGCCCGACTGATCCGGGAATACAATGGCGCGGTCAGCAGTTGGATCAACCGCCGACAGATAGGTTTCGTATGCGTTGTTAGTGCTACCTTCAAACCCGAATGTGCCAGCGGAACCAATCAACAATTCACCTGTTACAACGCCACCGGTCTTGGCGATCTTTTCGTCGTCTAATTCTTGCAGCGCCGTTTGAACGTTGGTGGCAGCAATATTGCCATATGGAGTAAAGCTAATGTTGGTTGCAGTTTGACCTGCAATAGCGTTTGATACATCAACCAGATCCCAAGTTGCGCCATTGCAAATAATCATGTCCGGCGGCGCAAGCGCTACCACCGGTGCAGGTGATACGCCATTACCTGATTCAGATACAACAACGTAATACTGGTTTAACGTTGCCGAACCAGCAGGTAATGCGCTACCGATAACTAGGCCGCCTGCAGTGCCTGCGGTTGTTACTGATGCGACTCTATTTGTGTTGGCATTATATGTGCCTGCGTAAACAAGGTTCCCGCTGATAACTGTCAACGGTTGCCAGGTATTGCCATCGTAGAGGTAATAATCCTGATTAGTGCTATCAAAAAATCCTTGGCCCGTAAAATCAGGCGTAGGGAATGTAACCACACCGCTGGTGCTGCCTGCGCCGCCAAATTGAACCGTTGAATAATTTGCAAGTTTGGCACCGGTAATCGAGTTAGTGCCAAGTAAGCTTACGCTTAGCGTTCCGGTTGTTATTTTACTTGTATCAAGATTTGGAATATCAGATGCTACTAGTGATGTGCCAGCAGTAACAATGCCTTTAGTGGTTACTGTAAGTTTGGGATATGTACCAGCGGCTAGACCTGATTGAGTTGCCAACGAAATGGTGCCGGTACTAACAGCAAAATCACCGCCAACGATCACGCCACCTAAAGCGCTTGAGGTGGCAGCAGTAACGCTCAGCGCACCAGCGCCATTTACTGAGGTGCCGGTGCCTGGGCTAACGGCACCTGGCACGCCAGTGCTCGCGACAGGTAGATCAGCCGATACCAACGCAACTGCGCCAGTGATGTGACCCTGTGCATCGCGGGTGATGCCGCTGGTAGTGCCAGCGCTAACGGAATTGCTGTGGTTTAGTACGCCGCCGCCGGTAACGGATAGGCCGCTGCCAACGGAAATGCCGCCAACCACTGATGAAGTGGCCAGTGGAATATCAGCCGCAGCGAGCGTTGTACCTGCTGTGACGTGACCCTTGGCATCCACTGTCACCTTTGTATAGGTGCCTGCTGTTGCGCCGCTGGTCGCGTGCTCTAGTGAGCCAGTGCCAGCATTGCGGACGATTGGGCTGGTTGGTGCGACCAGGCCTAGGTTGCCGCTGGATACGGCTAGGCCCCCGGTGGCTGGGATGCTGCTGGTGTTTAGCTTGGTGGCAGTTACCGTGCCATCCGTCAAGTTGGTGCCTGAAATCCCGCTTAGGTTGACCTTGGCAACAGGGATCGAGGCGTCGTCAATCAGTGTGACGGCTTGCTGAGTAAAAGCTTTGGCGGTAATTTTCTTGGTGTCACTTGCAGCAAGGCTGGCAACAGCCAACGGATCAGTTGCCGCTAGGTCCGCACCAGCTAGACTGGGCAGCTCCGTAATTTTCAGATCTGCCATTAGTCTCTATCCTCCAAGGTCAGGAATCCAGTGCCGTCCTGTAGTTTGATTCTACTGCCGGACTCTTGGAGCAGATAACGCGGCGTGATTGTTTGTGTCCGCAACTTGATTGGGCCAGTCGTTACAAAGCTTATGGTCGAGTGCATGGCGTCGTTGCTGTTGCAACTGATGCCCGCTTGAGTGACGATGCCCGTAATTTCGTGCCAGACCGTATCGTTGTCGGCATCTGACCCTTGGCCATAGCCGCTACCGATGATGTAGAGCTTTGCCGTAAATTCAGAGCCAAACTGTTGGCGCAGCAGCAGGTTATGCAGGTAGATGGGTAGCTCGGCAGATGCTGGGTAACGTGAGCTACTTGCGTATCGGTAATCAAAAAAGCAATCAAACTTACCACTGCCGGTGATTAAAGTGCTGTACTGGTTGCGAAATTCATCGCCTAATGCAGACGTATCAACCGTTTCGCGGTCAGTTGTCAGCTCATAGCTAACCACCTGCCCCAGTACCTTTGGCACACTGTTCACGATGGAACATGTGATCGGAATGGTACGAGCAATCGTCGCTAGCGTTACGCGGCCAGTGGATTCGCCAGCAATTGCGTTGCCAAAATCGCTATATAGGCTGATGCTGCCTACCTGATCGACATGTACGTACCAGTTACCGAACGTATGCTGTGCTGCATCTGCCCAGCCAGACGCGGCAACAAAGCTAAGGTTTGTACCATCGGTGGTCTTGAACTCGACAAAATCACCCGTTAGCAATGTGCCAACTTGAAAATCAAAACTAAATGCGCCCTTGGTTACATTGACATAGGAATTGACCACACTACCTTGCAGCGCGTTAGCAATGCCGCTACGCACCAGCTCGATGTGGCCTGCATTGCCAAGGTAAACTGCCATTAGAGAGTTACTCCAGTCAATGGCCCGGTGAACTGGAATTGGATCGTGGCTTGCATTACCTCACCAACCGCGCAGTTCAACTCGCCACTGGTGATGATTACGTTGCCTTGTACGTGTTTGCCGCTCCCGCTCCAGCCAAGCTTTAGCGCTAAAATGTCAGATTCGCTAACGGCGCTTATGCCAACAATTCGCTGTAGCAAAGGCTTGGGTGCCTCGTCGTAGTAAAAAATCGTGGCGCTACCGCTGCATTGGCGCAAGCCAGGCACATAGGACCGGTCTGTGTCGCTGATCGCTGTAGTTTCTAGCGTGTCAACGCTGCTGGAAAAGCTCCAGCTTGAGACCTTGGCAACTGAACTGCCGTTATAGGTCAAGGTGCCGTCTTTGCCGCTGTAGTAGGTCATGAGTCAAGCACCCCAATTAATTTTACCGTAACCGACATGCGGCCAGGCTTGATACTGTTGAACTGAGGCGCTTCGGCGTATTTGTATTTCATGCCGAATGGGGCGGCGCTGTAGCGGTTTAATGCACTTGCGCTGCTATCGCCTAGGTGGAACGTAGGATTGCCAGATTTAGCGGCTTCTGCTAAGCCAAACGTATAAATGGTGCCGCGACACGCCAGGTAATGATCGTAAATGGCAGCGGCAATGGTTTCGGTGGTGTTGTTGTACGCCAGATCAATCGTCTGGTTAGTGCGGCGGCTTCCGTATTGAACCGTGGCTTGGATGCCAGACTGTGAGGTAAAAGTCTTGCTAGGAAAATCGCCCATCGCCAGCGACCGACTGCTCGGCACGTAGCTAGGGAAATCGGGCCCCTGCGGACTCATGCCTGCACCTCAATCACGAACTTATTGTCGTCCAAGTCTAGGTAAGATATGGCCCCATTGGCTGTTGTGCCGACATGGCTAGCGCCGATGTCCAATAAGCCATCTTCATCATAAGCGATGGATTCGACCTTATAAACGCGAGGGTATTGGTCGGCTGGATTGTAAACAGTAAAAACTGCACCTCTAAATTTAGGATCGGTTGCTATGCCGCTGCTATCAACGGTCATTGAGGCCGACTCAACAGCCGCCATGCCAGAGCGCCACCAGTACACAGTTACTGTTTGACTATCGAGGCTGGTGGTGGTCACCACTTTACCGTCGTTTAATACGTGACCATTTTGAAATGACGCTACGTGTCTAGCAGTGCTGGAGAGTTTAAAGTACGCACCAGGCTCTAGCGCAACGGCTTCTGGCAACGTTTTGAACTGGACGGTGTGGGTTGTATTCGCCCGCACTTGAATCAGCAACTTGGCATAGGTTTTGGCGTGCTCAATGTTTGTGCAGAAGCCAGTAAAATCAACTGCTTCAGTTGGTGCGGCTTCACTTGACGTAACCAGGCGCACCAGTACGTTGCGGGTTTCGGCAAATCCGTTTTCAATCTCCTGCCTGTACGTCACTACAACCTGCGGCGCCAGCCGTTGCTCAGTTGAATACCAGTTGACCTGCAGGCTGTCCTCGATAATGTTGCCATCGGTGAACAACGCGCTGATCTTAGGTTGGCGAGCGTAGTCGATGCCATAACCATTGCTTGAACTAGGATCAATTGGATAGGTAGGTGCAAGCGAAATCTTGCCGCCCTTGATTACAAAATCCAGCATAAAATAGGGCGCATGTTGATAAGCCCATTCGCGCACGTTGGTTTGAGCAGATAGCACGCCATCAAAGAACCAACCATTAGCCTGACAAGCTTTAGCTGCGGCGCGGAAACCATCCCAGTCGATCATGGCCTCCGGCACCAGTGCACCAGAGCCATAAACAGTAGAGCGCAACAGGTTACGCAAGATCTCTGGAAACAAATGGCTGGCGCCTGTAACACCTAGATCTGTTGGTGAGTTGACGCTATTGCCGCTGCTATCAATCATCAACGGAATAATGCGGCCAGATTTGGCGTAATAGCTAAAGTTATTAAAACTGCTCCAGTCTTTGCCGCTGCGGAGTTGCATCCCAGCAATTGCAAGGCTATTGTATAGCGGTGCAGTCAAATTTTTACGTTGCTCATTTACATATACAATTTGATGCTCAGGGCTATTTTCGTGACTGCCTTCTTCTTCGCCAAACAAATACACATCAGACACTGCATCCCATATTGACACCTTGGCTGTATTTGCAGATTGGGCTGCCTTGCTTTCAATGCCAAGAATCATGATTGCTGGCAAGCTAGTGCCATTTACAGTAAATGTGCTGCGGTATGTATAATTGCTGCCAGGATTCACGATGTCCAGTTTTGTTATTGTTGTAACAGTTGTGTTCAGTTGTACTCCTACTCTGGTAACTGAAGACGACCAGCTAGGAGGCATGTCTATAAAGAACTGGTCTCCATTATCTACCTGACCATTAAAGCCATCAACGCGAGTTGTTTCATTTACTTGTAACTCGCTAATCCATCCATACGCATAACTACCATAGCCAGCGGTAATCATGTCAGCATTGTAAACTGGGTCATTAACAGCAACGCTGTATAACTCAATTGGAACTGTTATGTTGCCACGATTACCATTGTAAAGTGTTAAAATAGTGCCAGTTGTCTGCCCCGCACTTGTGGGTAACGGCAAGCCTTGGACACCCATATGCAACCATCGTTGCCGCCAGCCAGTGGTAATTGTAGTAGCTGACAGTGCACCAAATAAATCTTCACGCCTTACTCTTACAGTAAGCCCTGAACCACCACCACCAGAAGTGCTGTAAACGCCTTCTGCTGGAGGACTACTAGTAGCTAATGAGTTTGGCTGGATAGATGTAACCGCTGCGTTAGACGCAGGTATGGCCAATCTATCACCGTAAAACATTACCGAATTGGTGCCTTGCTCCCAGTCAATAATAACTTCAGGCGTGCCAGCATAACTAATGCTAACATTACCATTAGGCGATCTAAATGTTTGCAAGCTACCGCTACTAGCATCTAGAATGCGTGCTCGTTGATGTTTTAATATAAATGCGCCGCCCGATACCGGCACAAAACGCACTTCATACATGTCGCTGCCTTGATAAAAAGCCAAGCGAATAAAATTAAATTGAGCAACTGGCGCAGTTCCTTTTACTCCAAATGGTTTGTCATATGCTTTTTGCCATGATTCTGAACTAGCTGATTTGCGGTATTCAACGTAGAAAAATGAATAACGTATGCCGTAATCAGAATATGTCCCATACGTCACAGTACCGCCACCTGCTTCAATGGCATCCGCAATTGACTCCGCTGGGATGCCTGCAAAATTCACAATGCCGTTAAATTTTTTGTATACAGTTGACTTGATTCCTATTTCTACTTGGTTAACAGCTCTAGTAGTAACTATATTTGCAAGGGCAATTTTTGAAATTGTTAAGTCAGTCGTAAACGCACCATAAGGCCCAGTAAATGACGCATAGTGGTTAATGCTCCCCAATCCCAAAAGCATTACGGTGCCACGAGACGTAATCTTAAATCTGTAAGTTTTAGAAAACGTTCCATCATATGGAGCAGTTGTGCTAGCACTTATACAAACACCCTGCGCTGATCCAATTGAATAAGTTTCGCCAACAGTAAATGCAGCATCAGCTTGTTCGCCAAGTGTTTTGCGCTTGTTTATGATGTCGGCAACTCCTTGTGATCCACGGGGTGGTTCACTTGTATCAGCGTAAATGGTATATTCAATTTCATTTCCGTCTAAGTCAAAGTTATTTCTATACACACCGCCAACCTCAGTAACATCAATTTTATTAATGCCGCAAAATGTTCCGTAATAACTTTGAATCTTAAAGCGCTCTGCTTCCGCCAACGCAAAGGCGTCATATTGCTGTGCCGTTGCGTTGCGAGTGTCCCACCGGACCTTTACCCGCTTAAATGGCAACCGCCAATCTTGACCATTTCGTACAGGCTGGTACGTGCCAAACTCAGTGCTGCCAGTTGGTGTGCGGGTACTACTAAAAAGAGCTTGCATACCCTCATTAGCATATTCGGCAACGATAATATCGCTAGGTGATCGTGGCGTTAGCGCCCCACCTATCTTGGTACTTGAGTTCAGTCGTTGCGTTTGCGTTACATCGCCGCTACGATAATAGATGCACAGTTTTGGTTCTTGGTAATTTTTGAGTAACGTGTCACCAATCGCCAGACCTTCAAAATCAGGCTTAGCCATGGCCATGGCATTAAGCGCAAACAAAGCCACCAACTCCTGACCATCACCTTGGCTTAGCAGTTGACTCCATAACAGTTTGGTTTCAGCTCGCACACCTCCGTACCATTTGCTACCAATCTGTTCACGCTTGGCAAACACTAGCGGCGCCACCTCGCCAAGTCGAGCTACGTTTTGAACTGAGGTAAAACCGTCTACGTTGGCAAATTTACGGTTATTGCTTATGTTTTCGCCTTCGATGTTTTGAGACGTGCCGCCAGGATCATCCTGCCGTGGAATCCTTGGTTTAGGCGCCATTGCTGATGCTGCATAGCTAAGGCCTGCACCGACAATAGTCATCGCCAATGGCACAATCGGCACACACACCACGTCTGGAATGTGGTCATATTCAGCACTACGCTCTGGCTTTATATTGGCTACTTCGCTGGCGTACCAGGCGTATTCGTCTGGACTCATGCCCAGCGCATCCATCAGTTGCTTTTCCCAGGGCAGTACAGCGCCACGGTATTGACGGCTGGGGACCATGCTACGCGAAGTGTTTGGGCGTTGCAATGGAGCCATCCTGAATCGTAAAAAGCGGCTAACCCGTAGCTGGTTTCGACCTGGCTAAGAGCAATAGTACCTGGCGATGCGTACACCACCGGGTTTCCCCATAAGTTTAGCTGCTCCACAAAAACTGCACTATCGCCACGCCTTAGCCGCCGATACCAATCACGGGTAGGCACTGGTGCATGTATGCCTTGGAACTGCAACACAGCGCGGCATAGGTTTACGCAGTCGGTGGCACCGTGTCGAAACGGATCAGCGCCAAGCTTGTATAGCAAACCGATTAGATCAGCCGGACCGGATAGCACCGGTTGACGGCAGCGCTCCAACCTGTTTGGCGGTGAAGCGTAGGTTTGGTACGCGGGATTCAATTGCATCGAGCGGGCTGCTGAGTTCAAGTTGGGTTCCTTGGGTGTTGTAGCTCATACCAGTGCAAAGCCAAATCTCCTGGCCTCGCGGTGGCGTGATTGGTGCGTAGGCGTCGGTTAGCTGGTAGGTGCGTACCTCGGCAACCCAGCTATTGTTTACGGCATCGCGGGTCCAAGCAAGCGTTAGCTGGTTGGTTGGTAGCGTTAGCTGGCTGGATATGTTGTCGCCGTTTTTGGTCTTGGTTGCGCCCTGATAAACAAAAGGCAGCAAATTCCAGCTAATGCCATCAAAGCTGACGGCATTATCGTTGAAGAAATTTTGCCAGTAGCTCCTACCACCATCGTGTTTGGTGAACGTAAGAAAATTGCCGATTACAACGACTGACATCAGACTCCTACCTGCCTGCGAAATGCAGGTGATGTCCTCATCTTAGTGGCCACCTGTTGAGCTCCAGCTTTAGCACCAGCAGCAGTGGCACGCTTCTCGGTTGCAGCCATAGCAGCCATTAGCTGATCTTTGCTTACCCAATCCTGGCCAAGGAACTGCGTAGTTTCAAAATTCATCGCCCATGATGCTGGTGATGCTCCTGTATCGCCAGCAGCGCCGCCAACAGCGCCGCCAGGTGCTGATGATTGACGTTGGTAACGTGCCATGGCGGCGGTGGTGTCTGCTGGGATGATGGTGCCTGATGTACGTGGCACAAAAAGCTCAGGACCTTGTTCGCCTACTAGCGATGGCCTGCCGACAGGTGGGGTGCCGCCAGCGGCAAAGCCTAGAATGCTCATGCCACCAAACGCTGCGCTGGTGCCCGGGTCAAACCCAGATCCAAATGCTGCGCCGCCAAATGCTGACCCGTTAGATGCACCGCCTGCACCGCCTAGCGAGCCACCGCTAAACAATCCGGCTAGTGCCTTGGCGGCTGCAATTGCTAGGTACTGAGCAATCATTTGTTGCGCAGTTTTTAACAACATATCTGCTATATTTTTCAGAAAACTAGCAAATACTTGCTCAGCAGTTTTAGTCCCTTCTATCATTGCTGATATTCCTTCTGTTGCCATATTTGCTGCCGCATTGGCAGCTTCTCCTATTTGTGGATATTTTTCTAAAATAGCTTGCAATGCTTTCTCTTGTTGCCCCAATAAATCTATATCAGTACGGAATCCTGTCACTTCCATGCCGCCAAACGCTCCTTGCCCCATCGCAGATGTAAGGTTTAATAATTCTGAAGTAAGGCCTAATTTTTTGTATAAATTTTCAAGGTTTTTTTCGTCTATTTTTTGCATATTTAATTTTGCATTTAATTCATCTTGCTTTAATTTATTATTTATTTCTTGGCCCGCTTTTTCAAGTTCTCTTTGAGCATTTTGCCTGATGGCTTGCCCTTGGGCATTTCGCAATCTTGTGTCTTCAGTGTCCAAATTTCTTCTTAACGATTCTTCCGTTGCTTTATGAATTTCAAGCATTTTAAGGCTGTATTCATACTGCGCTTTTGTTATATTTAATTCTCTAACTTTTTCTGCGGTTGCATCTTTTGATAATGCTTGAATTTTCAAATTAGTTTGATCTAATCCAGCCTGCTGGCCCATTCTTGCTGCATGGTAATCGCTTTCAATTCTTTCTAAATCTTGAGTTAATTTAATTTGTTTTTTAATATCTAATTCTCTATTGACTGCTGAAGTATCTTTTGAGGCAGTTGGATTCAGTAGTGCTGGCGTTTGTGGTTTAGCTGTTGCAACTGCAGGTGCTTTATTGGCCGCAGGTGGGTTCTGTTGGCCAACTGCATTTAACGCGCCAAGAACGCCACCTGTTGCATATCCATATAGTATTTTTAAGGCTGGGTTCGAATCTATAAATGCTTGAAAACCGGCTAATTTTGCTTTTGCAGAATTTATCCAGTTATCAATTGGAGTCGTAGAAATTTTTATTTTATTGATATTATCAAATCCTGTTTTCATATTGTCTAGTATCGTAGTTACGCCTCGCGCCATGTTATTCAATTTATCTATCATTGTTTTAATTGTTGGTGACAACACCGTGCCAATCTGCTTAGCAAGTGTCTCAACATTGTCTATCAATGTACTAAACTTACCGTTTAATGTATCGCTTTGGGCTATGGCGCCATTAGCATATTTGCCGCCAGCATTTGTAAGCCGTATAATTGCAACTTCAACAGCTTCGGCGCTAACTTGACCTTTGCTAAGTGCTTTTTGTAATTCTTGGCCTGACAAGCCATACATCTTTTGTAGTTCGGCCTGTAATCCAATGCCGCGCTCCTGAAACTGCAACAGCTCTTCGCCTTGCAATCTGCCTTTGGCTTGTACTTGACCGTAGGCTGTAACTAATCCTTGCAATTCAGCGCCAGTTGCGCCAGATACATCAGCTAAGCGTTTTGTAGTTTGAACTACTTTATTGCCTTCTACTCCAAAAGCTTGGAGCCGCTTAGCTGCATCAATTAGTTCAGTGCTGGTAAAAGGCGTCACCGCACCTAGCTGTTGTAGTTCAGCTATTATTTGCTTTGCTTTTGTTGCGCTACCTGTTAATACTTCTAGGCTGCGTGTTTGTTTTTCAATTTCCGCTGTTTTAACAAAAATAAACTTTGCAGCTTGAATGCCAGAAAACGCTATGCCAAGTTTACTTACTGAGTTGTTAATGCCATCAAATGCTCTTTCTGTTATTTTTGCTTGTGACTGTACCGCCTTAAGTTGCCCGACGGCGCCACGGCTATCAACATTAATAGCAACATTAGCGACAACCGACACAGCGCAGCCTCTCAGTAGTTACAGTCTACCGCCGCCGCCGCATCGCAGCTTCCTGTTCATCATTTTGCAAATCAAAATAAGCTGACCACAGAAGTAATTCTTCCATGGTCAACTCTGCATTTAATTTAGCTAACGTATAGCCCAATTCCTTGGCTACACCAAGCTGGAGCCGCAGCAAGTTGTCTTGCTTTAGCTCCGCCTTTATTTTTTTGTATCCACCTCTTCACTGCTGTCTTCGCTAATTGCAGCAAGCATTAGCATTTGCAAGTCAGCATCACGGACTTCATTCTTTAGCTCTGCAATTTCACCAGCGGCAAATATCCGTTGGCCGTTTTCATCCATTGCTTTTTGAATAAGCAACTGCAATGCAAATGCGTTAGCGTCATCAGTGTTAGATGCTTTTTGCGCCCGTTCGCGCTCGGCCATGGTCAATGGCGTACGGTAAAACTCAAACTGGCTGCCATCACTTAACGTCACCGTTTTTTTGACGGGCGTAAGGTTGGCGGCTTTTTTTAGGCGATCAAGTGCACGAATTTGAGCAGCGGCCATTGTGATTAGTGAATAATGGAAATATGGCCCCAGCAATGCCGAGGCCGTTAATTAGCTATTAAGCGCTAGTAGAAAAATCAAACGTAGGTGTGCCAGTAGGACGGAATGAGATTTCCACCATCTGGGCATCGTCTGGATTGATATTAATGCTAGCAGTAAGCAAAACAGCGTCCATAGCAATGCTACGGCTCAATGCTTCAGTTGCGGCCTTATCAGTGTAAAGCTTAAATGCACAACCAACCTGCTGGCGTTGCAGCACATCTTCTACCATCCGATTGGATAGTGCACTGTCTTCATTGGTTACATAGACAGTCGCGGTGCCAGTACCATCAGCGAAGCCAGGGATATATGCCTTGAATGGTGCATACTGCCCAGCAGTTTGGCCGATGGTAGTAACATCAATTTCAGCGCGGTTGATCTCAAACCCCCAGCGTTGCACCTGGCCAACTGCTGCATAGTCGGCATAAGCAACCTGGAACTCGTTAGGAGCAGTCAGTGTGCCGTCGTCGGTCAACGTGACCTGACTTCCGCCTGCGGTGGCCGAGAAGGTCAACACACCAGTGGCGGCAACATAACCGATCACGTAATAGGTGGTGCCGCTTGAGAGCGGTGCAGGCAGCGTGCCAGAGCCAGCAGCTCCAGTTTGGGAGTTGATCAGTGAAAACTTGATCGGGTCGCCTACCTTGAAATTCAGGTAGCTGCCAACTGCGGCCTGGCTGGTGCCAACGCCGGTAGTGACATTGGATTCGCCAAACGTGCCGTTAGTGCCGGCAGGCTTGTAATACAGGGCGCCGGACGTACCGGACAGAACAGTGACGGCCATGGATTTAGTAGAAGGTGATGGCTGGCTTTAGTCTAGGTACGCCTCAAACGTAATTGTTAGCTGCGTCTGGAAGTAAGGCTCAGGCGACGCAGGGGTTACCTGTGCCGGACCGGACGCCGCATCAAATATAACGCCAGACACTGTTACACGATCGAATAAATCTTTGATGCGTTCTGCGATAGTGTAGTTTGCTGCTGCACCGGCGCCAACAGGTGTGAATACATTTACGGTCAGCACGCCATTTTGACGGTTAAAGCCAACGCCACCTGTCGGCAGCAGCGTAGCGTAGGCATTATCGCCAAATCGGATAAATGCTTGTAGCCATGGCGTGTTGTTTGGTGGCGCAAAAGGTACGTTGGCATAGCTGACCGGATATATCGGTGCAATTGCCATTTGAGTAGCAATACGACCTTCGATAACAGCGCGAACATCGTTTAGCGTGCTGCTCATGATTCCCTGCCAATTCTGGCGGCTTGTGTCTCAGCATAAGTTTGGGCATCTTTTGCGATACCTTGCACCCAGCCGTTGATCGCCTGAATGCTGTGGCCATTAGCCAAACCTTCTGCATATGGCAAGTTATTATGCACGCTATAGATATTGCCAAGCTGCTCATTTTGATAGCCGAGCCGTGTTAATGGTGGCGCTATTGGATATTTGCCTTCTGGCATGATGCCACCAGGTGCTGAATTTTCGCCTACCTGCCAGCTAGCGCGAAAACGGCCAGTATCAACAGGGGCTTTCATTTTTAGCCTTGTGTCCACATCAAGTACCACCACGCGTAACAGCTTTTCCATTTGCTGATTTGCATAGTTGCCTATGTCACCTAGCGGGATGATACCTGCCATTTTAGTCCCTCAGCATTAGCTCATAGGTTATCGCTATGTTATCTTGCTCAATAGTTCGCACCTGAATCACTTGTAATGACCGACCACCAATAATCACACGGTCGGCTGTTGTTGGTGCATTGGCCAAGTCTGCTGCTGCAACCATTAAACGCTTGTCGCCGGCTTGGATTAGGTCGTTCACTTCGCGCTTGTTCACATCTTCAAGCACGCCACGGACACTGGTATCAGCCGTGGTTTCGGCAGCGGTGCCAGTGGTTGGATCGTAGGAGCCAAGGGTAATACGGCGAATAGTGGCAATACCGCCAAATTTAGCCATCAGCTTGCTAGCAGCCTTTCGTAGCGCGGTGGAGAGTGCCATCAGAGTTTATAGGCGACACAATGGCCATTTTGTAATTTTATGCTAGTAAATACTCCATAAAGCGTAGTGCCGGGATCAAAAGATTGGCCAGATAGGGTACTACCATCCCAGTTCAATGAGACCAATTCATCGACAATAGAGCTTGTGCTAAACATAATTGCGCACCATCGCCCGGCTCTTGTTGTGCTATCACCAATGAAAGTAGCTCCCTTAGCGTAATCAATCCCAAACTGGTTGGTATCGCTCATGGTTAAATCTTGTAGGCTGCAATCTTGCCGGATGCCAGCGTCACGCTTGTGAATACTGCTTCCACACATTGGCCAGCTTTAAGCGGCACACTGGTGAATGTATTGCCGGTTTGGTTTTGGATCACAGCGCTAGCGATCACCGAGTCTTCAAATGCAACCAGCTCGCAAAAGCGGCCAGTATGCGCTGCCGTATCGCTGATGTACTCAAAGCCAATGGCGTATTCGGACATGTCAGCTCCGGCGGATAGCAAAATTACCTGGCCCACTTATTCTAAGGCCAATCATGTACCGTTCAACCAATGGCGGAATCTTATCGGCGCCCATTCCTTGCGCTGGTGTTACGTCTAAACTGCCGACCTTAACATTCTTAAAGTCCTCAAGGCCAGTCAGCCCAAGACCATCGACGTTGTTATTCAGGTAAACCGCCAGCATCACTTGCGCTTTTTTGATCTGGTCAGGGATTTCGGTGTCGGTGTAATAGTCAGTCGTGATGCGAAATGGGAACCCAACCGCATACGTATTGATATATGTGTCCGGTTTGCGTACACCAGTACGCGGCCACTGCAAAGCTTGCGTGTCAGTTGACCGGGCACCGATAAACCGTTCACGGTCCAAGCGTTGCGTGGCGGTGTATAAAGCACGGTTTTTGGAGTCAGTGGTAGCAGCCGCCCATGCGGTAACGTCTGCATCCTGTACCATGCCGTCAACTATCAACTGCGCATCTGCCAGTGTCAGGTATGAGTTGGCGTTTGCCCCGTTTGGTGTCGCGTCGATTGTTATTGCCATCAGTTAACTCCGTTGGTTCTAGTTTAGGCACGCAAAAAGAGGCCGCCGCCGTAGCAGCAGCCTCACGTTCACGTAATCGCCTGAAAGCGAATAAACCCATTAGGCAGCAGCGGATGCAGTAGAGCCTAACCCATACAGCGTAATCGCCTCGGAGCCAGCGGTCACGTTTGACACGTAGCCGATGAACTCCTTAGACGCATTCTGGGCCACAGTGGCAACACCAGAAACGGTTACGTTAGTACCACCGCCAATGGTG